CGGTAACAGCCGTTCCTGTAAGTGGTAATGACGTTGTTAACAAAACATATCTTGAATTTTTTGCGGCTGGCATTTCTTGGAAACAGCCAGTTCTTTGTGGAACAACCGCAAACATTACATTGTCTGGATTGCAAACAATAGATGGCGTAACCGTTGTTGCTGGTAATAGGGTATTGGTTAAAAATCAAACAACTACATCACAGAACGGCATTTATTTGGCTTCTGCTACGGCTTGGTCAAGAGCGCCTGATGCGGATACATGGGATGAATTAGTTTCTGCCTTGGTGTTTGTAGAGTCTGGAACTACTTTAGCGGGTTCTGCGTGGTACTGCACAATTCAAAGGGGCGGCACTCTTGGCACAACTGCAATTACTTGGTCAAACTTTTCTGTTGCCGCTACATACACAGCGGGAACTGGTTTAACGCTTTCCTCATATCAATTTAGCATTACTAACACAGGCGTTACTGCCGCGGCTTACGGGTCAGCTTCTAAGACTTTGACAGCGACTGTCAACGCCCAAGGACAGTTAACTGTGTTAGCCGCCCCTGACATTGCTATTGCAAACACTCAAGTTTCAGGCTTGGGAACAATGTCTATTCAAAATGCAAATTCAGTAGCAATTACTGGTGGCACGATTAACGGCACAACAATTGGCGGTACGACTGCCGCGGCTGTTACAGGCACAACAATTACAGCCAACACGCAGTTTACAGGCGCTGGAACAGGTCTTACAGGCACTGCAACAAGTTTATCTATTGGTGGCAATGCCGCTACAGCCACAAGCGCAACAACGGCTACAAACCTTGCTGGTGGTGCAACTGGTTCTGTGCCTTACCAAAGCGCATCATCAACCACAGCGTTATTGCCAGCAGGGTCTAATGGTCAAGTTCTTACTTTAGCGGCTGGCATTCCATCATGGGCAACCCCCACAACAGGAACTGTAACCTCTGTTGCTCAATCATTCACTGGCGGTTTAATTTCTGTAGGCGGTTCGCCTATTACAACATCAGGCACATTGGCTTTGACGGTTGCTGGAACTTCTGGTGGCATACCATATTTTTCTAGTGGTACAACATGGGCAACTTCTGCGGCTTTAGCGGCTAGTGCTTTGGTCATTGGTGGTGGTGCGGGTGTTGCCCCATCTACCACTACAACAGGAACAGGCGTTGTTACGGCTCTTGGGGTCAATACAGGCACAGCAGGGGCTTTTGTGGTCAATGGTGGTGCTTTGGGTACACCGTCAGGCGGTACAGTCACAAACTTGACGGGTACAGCGTCAATCAATATCAATGGAACTGTGGGCGGCACAACCCCAGCGGCTGGTGCATTTACCACTTTGTCAAGCACTTCTACGTTTTCTGCTAATGGTTCTGTTGGCACAAATGGTCAAGTGTTGACTTCTGCGGGTGCGGCTTCCCCTGCTGTTTGGTCAACCCCTGCGGGTGGTATTTCTATTGTTGACGACACAACCACAAACGCCACACGTTACTTAGTATTTACAAGTGCCACAACAGGCACAGTTACTACACAAAATGTAAGTTCAACTAAACTTAAATTCAATCCAAGCACTGGCGCTTTTACCGCTAATCAACTAATTATTGCACCATAAAGGAAAATCATGGGACAGTTAACTTTTCAAGCAACACTAGGCGGTGCGGTCAATTTGATTGGCCCTAACACCGCGGTAACTACAAATTTAACATTGCCATCGGCTGATGGAACAGCTAATCAAACTTTGCAAACAAATGGTAGTGGAACTTTAAGTTTTGCATCTACATCATTAACAACTGGTGTGACGGGAGTTTTGCCAATTGCAAATGGTGGCACAAATTCAACAGCCACAGCGACTGCTGGTGGTGTGGGTTATGGAACTGGAACTGCTCATGCTTACACGGCCGCAGGGACTGCTGGTCAAGTCTTAACTTCAGCAGGGTCAAGTAGCCCAATATGGACTACGCCAAGTTCTTTGGTTGTTCGATCTGCAAGAACATCTAACACTATTCTTGGTACTGCTGACGCGGGAACATTGATTGCCATCACAAGCGGCACGTTTACCCAAACATTTACAGCGGCCGCTACTCTTGGTTCTGGCTGGTTCTGTTACATCCAAAACTTGGGAACGGGCGATATTACGCTTGACCCAAATGCGTCCGAACTAATTGACGGGCTAACAAGCTACGTTATGTATCCTAACGAATGCCGTTTGGTGCAATGCACTGGCACTGCGTTTACATCGGTAGTTTTGAGTCCTTTCCAACGCATTATCACAAGCACACTTAATCCTTTTGTAACTCCTCCCGGCTATTCTACTTTTCAAGGGTATTTATGGGGTGGTGGTGGTGGCGGTGCTAAAGATGTAGCGGGTAAAAGAACTGGTGGTGGTGGTGGTGGTGCGTGTGTGCCGTTTAGTTTGACTTCTACGCAAATGAGTTCATCTCAAGTTATCACCATTGCCGCGGGTGGTGCTGGGGCTACAAGTAACGGCAGTGGATCGGTTGGAGGAAATTCCACAATTGGTTCTTTGCTTACGTCATTCGGTGGCGGCCCCGGATGTGGCCGTGGTGCAGAAGATGCGACTAGCGGTGGTGGGAGTGGTGGTGGGGCGTTTGCTGTAGGGGTGGTTGGAGATATTGGCGGTGTTTATGTTAAAGGTGGCTCTCCTTTTACTGGGCCTGCCACATCAGATTATTTTGATCAAAATTTTGGTGGTGGTGCTGGGCCGGGTGGAAACTCAATATTTGGAGGTGCTGGTGGCGCAGGTAATGGGGGAGTCAATGGCGGTAAGTCTGTTTATGGCGGTGGCGGTGGCGGTGGCGTAACAACTTCCGAGACATTAATGGCCGCAGGGACATCCTCGTTTGGTGGTAATGGCGGTGCGGCTGGTGCGGCTGTTGCTGGAACTAATGGGGTTCAACCAGCCGGAGGTGGTGGTGCTACGCATACAGGCGCTAATGCTGGCAATGGTGGCGCTGGACAATGTATTATTTTTGGAGTTGCATAATGAGAGCACACATAATTACTGAAGGCAAAGTTAGCAACACTATTGAGGTTGACTCACTTGACGTATTTCCAAACTTGATTGATGCCTCAATAGGCGGTTCAATTGGAGACACATGGAACGGCACAGCGTTTGTAAAAACCCCGCCTGATGCGTTTGAAACAACTGAACAAGCTAAATCTGTTCGTCAAACTCGTGACGCAAAATTAGCTGAAACTGATTGGAGATTTCGCAGTGATATGACTCCATCACAAGCATGGAAAGATTACTGCCAAGCATTGAGGGATGTTCCTACACAAGCGGGATTCCCTTGGGCTATTACATGGCCTGATGCGCCATGAAATTTATTTGGAAAATCTTAGAATTAAAAGGTGATACAAAAGCTATTTTTAAAGCCAAATATCACGTTGCTTTGATTGAAGATGATCTGCGAATTGAAACTGAGGGATATTGGGACTTTGACCCTACAAAAGCAACAATTCCAACATCCCTTGTGACTGAGGAAATGGTTGCTAATTGGATTGATAAAGGCACTACCCAAAACGGGGTAAGTAGCATAAAATCAAGACTATTAGAGCAACTTGAAGCGGTAAAAAAACAACAAGAAATTGCTTTGCCTTGGAAGCCGCCCACATTTAGATTAAGTTAAGGAAACACTATGGCTGTGCCTTTTGACATTGTTAGCCGAGCGCTAAAAGACATTGGTGCATTGGAAGCTGGTGAAACTCCTACTCCAGACGCGGCACTTGATGCGTTTGAGATGATGAATGACATGATTGACCAATGGTCAAACGAAAACATGATGGTTTTCAATGTCACAGAAATTATTTGCCCTGTGATTGCTGGTCAAGTTCAATACACGATTGGCCCTAACCCATCAACTTTAAACTTTATTGGTGCTTCTTTTACAGGCTCAATTTCAGGCAACATTTTGACCGTGACGGGCATTTTGTCTGGTGCTTTGGCTCAAGGCCAAACTTTGAGTGGCACAGGCATCACAGCGGGAACCAAGATCACGCAATTTTTGACGGGTGCTGGTGGCAACATCAATGAGGAAGGTACTTATCAAGTCAACATCAATCAAACTGTTGCATCTACAACTATCACGGCTTACTACCAAAAACCTTTAAACCTTGATTCTGCGTTTGTTAGAGTAAACACTACATCTAATAATCAGCCCATTACGGGTGGTGGTTTGGATTACCCAATGTCTATTTTGGCATTGCAAGATTACGAAATGATTGGTTTAAAGACGCTAAATGGCCCGTGGCCAAAAGCGGTTTACTTTAACGCGGGTGCTGATTCAGGCAACTTGTTTGTTTGGCCAAGCCCATCACAGGGTGAATTGCATTTGTTTGCTAACACTTTGTTTAGCCGTTATAACTCTATGTATGAGGATATTTCCCTGCCGCAAGGCTATGCAATGTGCCTTAGATGGTGTTTGGCAGAGCGTTTAATGCCTATGTATGGTAAAGCCTCACCAACGCAAATAACTATGATTCAGACGTTTGCAGGGCAAGCT